ATGTCCATCACACGGGCTTCCTGAGCAGCCTTAGACTTAGCAAAGCTGGAACCGGGCTCAATACGAATGTCAGTACCCGAAGCAATGTCAGCCCCCCGCAACTGCATTGTGTCGAACGCACCATCCGCACCGATTGTCCGAATCTTACGGGGCAAGTCAACATACTGCACAAACAACTCAATGGTCTGTGTAGCAATCTTCTCAATACCCGCCTCGATGCTTTGGAACTGAGGCGTCAGATACTGGTTAGATGCTTCCTGCAAGTACGAGATAGCCGTACCAGAAGTAACACCAGGAGGTGTGTCACCACGCGACACTTCCCGCTCACCAGAAATATCAATCCAGTCATTCAACACACGCTCCTGCTGGTCCAGGTAGTACTGGGGCAGAGGCGACAGAGGCAAAGGCTGGGGTGGGGCCATACCAGGCTTGTACTGGATAACCAGGCCAGGCTCGTTGGTCAGCTTAGATGGAACAATAGAACCCATCGGCGCAATCAGCTGTGGCTTGGCCATGCGGCGTCCGGCCTCAGAAATCTCTGACCGCAGACCGTTGTACTCTTTCTGCAGCTGCGACAGGTCTACAATGGGGCTGTCAGCGTAGAACGTTGCGGTGGGGATGTGCTCAAACTTGGTGAATGGGTACATGCCGTGACCGTAGGGGAAGCCGTCACGGTGAACGCTGATGAGAACGTCGTCAACGCTGATAATGACACCACCCTGAGGCAGGAGCTTAGTAGCGCCGGGCTTTACCCAAGTTTCGTAAACAATGACACTATCCGGTGCCTTACTGTTACCAAGGTTGAGATAAGCCTCATCAAGGATTTGGTTAGCAGCAGAAGTACTAGGAGCCAACTTAATATCGCCAAGTTCTTTAGCGAAGTAATGCTGCGCCCAAGCCACCGGCTTAGTGTATGCGTTAATGACAAAAGGCTGGTCTTCAATGTCTTGCTCCCGTACATCAGGCACGAACAGGTGAAAAGGGGTTACGTGCCCATACTTGATGTCTCCGTACTCGCCGGAAACTTTATCGACACAGTACGGGTCCCAGTGTGTCTTAAGGAACCCGTTACCTGTAACAATGGTCCACCAGGTGGCACGCGACATGTGCTGTCGTAGCTTCTTAGAGTCACTGATGGAGGTCCAAGCCTGCTCAGCGGCAAAAGCTGCACGCTGGTCCTGGTCTTCGCTGGACGCAGGAATAGCTTGAGCGGTGGGAAATGACGAGAGCATCTTCGACATTTCCCACCGAACATAGGAGCGGATACGGTTGATAGTTTTCCGCTGGTGGTAATACGGTTTACGCGGGGTAAACAGTTTGTCTCGGTAGTCTTCAGGGAAGTTACCGCGAGTCTGCTCTACCCAGTGGTGCCCATAAAACATTGACATGTTGTGAAACCACTGCAGCTGCTTTTGGCTACGAGCAGTTTTAGCCTTAGTCCATTCGGACTGTACCCAAGCAACTAGCTTTGCAGCCTCTTCGCTTTCACGGTACTTTTCAATGTTTAAACCGTCCTCAGGTAATTTAATTACCGTAGAACTCTGGTTCAACTCCAGTGAGTTCAGCGAATAGTTGTCTGGCGTCTTGGGCATCTAAGTCGTCTCCCGCTGCAAGGTTAGGGTTCCTGGCTGCAATTCTTTCCGATTCAGCCTCGTCGGATGGGTCGTAGTCCTGGTAACCACTATAATCTAAAGTTTGATTCATCGCTTGAATTTGTTGAAAAGCGAGAGGGTCGCTTGAAGCGACTAGTGCTTGCGCTTTTGAGTTCAGCTCCGTCAGTGTCTTTATCGACTTCTGGTGCTCCTGTTGCTGCGTCTTCAAGATTTCCGATTGCTGCTCCAGCAGCTGTGTGATTGCTTTCTGGCTCCACAGGTACTGCAGCACCAGCAGGGACAGTAGAATCAGTGAGAACACGCTCAACAAAATTATTGATAACATCGCTTTTTAGCTCCTTAATTGCGTCGTTGTAGCCTTCTTCGTACCACTGCTTTTTCTTAAGTACAGCAGTCTGAGGCTCTCCTTCGTCAAACAGCCCAGCCAACTGAGCCATCTCTCGTAATGCTTCTACCGACAGGTAGATTCGGCCTCGGTCAATGACGTTCTTGCTCAGGTCTACACCTGTGTCAATGAATGGGCCTTTGCTTGTCCTAGTAATCCAGCAAACACCGGGGGCGAGTGCTGGGGCGTCCGTTAGGAAGAATCTGCTCATTAGTAGTAATCTCCATATTCTGCGATAACGGTAGGTCCGTCATCTCGTGCTCTATCTTCTGCGAACTCGACATTGGGGTCTTCTCGCATTTTCAAAAGCAGCTCCTCGTATCTTAGCGTAGTGGGAGCGTCTTGGGTACCCGCCGAATCATCGACAGGTTTTAAATCAGGTCGTGTCGTAGCGAAATAGCGGGCAGAGTCGAAAGCGTGGTCGTCCTTTTTGTGTACAACTTCCTGCTTGTTCATCTCGTATGCCATCTTGTCTGAGCTGTACGATGACCACCGCAGTTTCTTCAGCTCACGAATAAAGTTGGCACAGTTACGAGAAATAACCCATTTGGGCCGGTCTGAACCCCAACGGGTATCGTTACGGCGTCTAAAGTATGCTTGCATCTTTTCGATACCGACCATCACATCGTGGGGTATGCCCTCAACGTTCACGTAAACCCCGTGGAGCGCATATTCTTGAATAATCGATGTCCCAGTCACCCCATTGCGTTGTCGCATCGCAGGGTCGCCCATACGCTCTACAGAGTCGGGTTTACGGCCCCAGCTAAGCTCCCGCTGTTTCACCAGCTGTGCGTGCTCCGACACAATCATGTTTGACTGGTAATGCTCCGCAAACGTCACAATATCCCCTGTCGGAGACACCGCATGCCACAGCCAAGCCGTCGGGTTGTTCAAACCGTGGTCGACAGAGGCGTACACAGCCCAGTTCTTAGGCACATCACCAGGACCAAAGTCCACTAAATAACGGTCAATGTTTTGGCCAAAATCAGGAAACACCAGACCGCTACGAGCAACAAAGTCACCCTTTTCACGGATATCCCGCTCTTCCTTGTTCATCCCCATCATGTAAAAGTTCATGTCGTCATTGTCAGCCTCAATGTACGGGTTTTGCTCAGCCGACAGGGTAAACGTGTCAATTTCCTCCGCCTTGCCCTCTTTCGCAGGCTCCCACAGCAAATCAAACGTCCAACCCATACCCTTAGTTGGTGTGGCCGCAATAACCCAAAACCCGTTGTAGTCAATCAGACGCATCATGGACTCGTTAAAAATGTTCTGAGGGGGCTCCTCGTCAAAGAAGATTCCGTGACGAGGAACACCACCCAGCTTCATCATGTCCATACCCCAGGTAACAAAATCAATTGTTGACCCGTTGTCGAACGTCAGAATGTAGTTGGTTGCATCCCAACTCTTAGACCAATCACCATCCTTAAGGTAGGAACGTGGTATCCACCTTTTCATTTTAGGCAAAATAATCTGTTCGATACCTTTGGCAACGTCTACAACGACAAACCTAAGCTGTACAGGTCCAGACCCCCATGAAGGTGGGCGCTTAAGAAATGGGTGAGTATTTGTAGCCCACCAGATAGACTCAACGACTTCAGCGTCGGTTTTTCCTCCACGGTTACCTCCAGAAATAAACCGCCCACGTTTGTCAGATTTATGAAACCTGAGCTGCTCCGGGTAATCCCTTTCCCCATAATTAAGAATGTTGGGTTTGTGAATTGACTGGTCAAGCTCAGCAACGGCAAGCTGTAAAAGCTCAGCCGGTGTCGGTTGTCTCTGCTTCGTAGGCATTACGCCGTCGAGTTGTCAGTGGCTCCGAGACGAACAAGAATAGCATTAACCGACAAACGCCAAGCATCCGTTGCCCGAGAACCCGCAATCGTTTGACCCTCCAACAACAAGGCAGAGTCACCACCATCATGTACGTGGTCGCCAGGGGACGCCTGGTTAGGGCCAGGACCTAAAGTGTGGTGCTGTGCTTCCGCACGGGCATCCAAATCACTATTCGTGTGAAAATCCTCCACAGCTTGTGCGGGAGGTTTTGGGTTCTCGTCAGCACCAAACAAGCTGGGGCTTTCGTCAGACGACAACATAGACATAACTACCTCCTAAATGCTTCTCATTGTACTCGTAGCCTCGCTTTTACTGCCACGTTGCCACTTGCCACAATCAGCACACTTAAACCTGCGGTACCGAGCCGTAGCCGTAGTCTCCAACCCACGAGACTGCAAATGGTCCGACCCACACGACACGCAAGCCTCAGGCCTGCCATCGATAAGGGCTCGGTTCGGGTGATTCTTAATCCACGGCAAAAACTTCTCATACAAACCAACAAGCAAGTTTACGTCCTGAATCTGGTACTTCTTCATCTCACGCCAAGCCTTATCATCACCTGACATGCACTTAATCCACAGCTCAAACCCGCTGTGCTTAACCTTCGCCCCCATACCAAGCTTCTGGGCAACATAATCCAGCTTGTTAGACGGGAACCGAAACCGTTGCTTAGCGACACGCATCAAATCAATTTCCTTATGCGGAGACGGCGGCAGCATGTCGTTTTCAATAAACTCGCGGTACAAATGCTTCACATCAAAGCCCGCACTGTTCCAGCCCACAACAGCATCCGCTTCATCTAAAAGCTCATGTATAGCTTTAAGCATGTTGGCTTTACCATCGTGATGGACTGAGCTAAAGTGGACTTTACGTTGCCCATACCAGCGGGCACCGAAACAGATAACTTCGGTAGAACTAACCAATTGATTTATCGAAACGTTCTGATTCCATAGACCCCACACATAAGCCAAGTTTGGCGATGTTTCAAGGTCTAACAAAAGTATCTTCATAAATGTCCTAACCGTCTGGACAATCTTAGCGTAAAAAGGAGCAAAATATGGATAATGTCGAGTTTGTTGGTGGAGTAGCGTGTCCCGTAGACCCCATGGAAGCTCTTAATTGCGACAGCTGCCAATAAAAAAGGCCCCCTCGGGGGCCTTTTTCATTTACTTACCGTCTATTGCTTTACCTTTATAGTTAGCAACAGAAGTCAGCAAAGACACAACACCAGCAAGCGCTGAAACGCTCACCACGTCAAGCCACGACACCTCAAGGATGCCCGCAACCTGCGAAGCAGTAATAACTGCCACAGCAGTCTGTGCCGCGGTCTTCAACGCACGTTCTGCGGAATAGGTTAGGTACTCAGTCATCATAACTCCTAGTAATGATTTTGATTTAGTGCTCTTTGTAACGCAGTAATTGTACCGCGCCCCCAAATACCGTCCAACTCACCAAGGTAAAAATCACTACCTTTTAGGCGTTTCTGAACTAGTTTGCGGGTCTCTAGGCCGAAAATACCGTCCACTTTGGCTCCAGCAGACCGCTGAATTGCCCTGTAAGTCATAGGTCCTGGCTTGCCATCGACAATGCCTTCGTAACCCCAGTCGCGTTTGAGCACTTCCTGGAACTTACGCCACGTGTGCTTACCTAGTTTGCCGTCAACTTTCAGCACACTGGGTTTGGTGTCGACAGTAACCTCGCGGTCAATGAACGCTTGAGGGTCCTGCGTGTCTCCCCATTTGCGTGATTTGCGTAGTTCGAAGTGGAGGTGAGGGCCTGTGCTGGCACCAGTTGAGCCACTAACGTAAACCTTTGCCCCTGCAGCGATGCGGTCACCTTTGTTCCAGGTGGTACGTTCTCTGCCGTGGTAGTACACGCTGTACAGGTTGGGGGCGTGTTTGATGATGACAACGTGTCCTCCGCCTGTCGCGGAGTAGCCTACGTGGTCGATAAGGCCGTCTGCGACACAAATCACATCAAAGGTGCCTCCAAAGTCGACACCGTGATGCATTTTGCCGAGTTCACCTGTGAGGGGGTGTCGTCTGGGTCCGTAGGGGGAGGTTACGGGGCGTCCTGGTGCGGGGTTAAGCAGTTTCATCGGTTACCTCAATCCAGGCACCGGACTCTTCATCCCACGAGTAGGTTGCGCCATCCTCGGGATAAGCCACAGGTGCTTCCCATAGGCAAGTGTCCTCATCGAGAACCCAAGACTCGAAAGGCTGAGGTGGAATGAAGGCATCGCGGTCAGCATCGTAGGTAAAACCAATGCCAGCGTAGTTCTTCCTGAGCGCTTTAGATTGGTCTTCACTAGGGACACGGTTGCCGTCATCATCGGTTGTGTAGTGGACACCCCCGTAGGTGTTGTAAGAAGTCTGACGATATACATCGCCAGTGCGCGCGGTCAGTTCCGCTTCCAGCCCATCATCTTCCTGCCTGCCTACGGTCACGAAAGTCACGACATTGTTCTCATCTAGTTTAACAAAGTGACTCACGATATTGTCACCGTTTCTGAAGTAGTGCTAGTGGCTGTGACAGTATAAACATCTTGGTCCCCAATTCTAGTGACTGAAGAGGTTACACCTGCGGAGAACTGTACGATAGCGTCTTTTGATATTGAGAACACAACCAGTCCGGAACCGCCAGCGGAACTATCCCCACCACCACCGCCTGTGTTAACGGTTCCAGGTGTCGTGTTGCTTCCACCGCCACCAGTGCCGCCTGCCCCGCTGGGACCACCGCCACCACCGCCACCGCGCGTGACCGCCGAACCTGTGATTGACGAAGAAACACCATTTCCGCCAGTACCACCGGAACTTCCACCTGAGTTCGTTCCGGCACTTCCGGCACCACCACCGCCACCAGCAGGGTCTACTGGTCCAACGATTCCGCCTGAACCGTTATAGCCTTGCCCAGCAGTTCCAGCACCTCCAGAACTTGAGAAGCGACCACCACCACCGCCGGACCCGCCGGAAGCGCCAGAGGCGTTGTTGGACACACCACCGTATCCACCGCCCAAAGAAGTGACAGCGCTAAAGACAGAATTGTTGCCGTTATTTCCGCCGGTGGCACCACCAGCGCCAACGGTTATGGTGTAAGAACCTGCCGATACAGCAATGGGAGATTCCGCACTACCTCCACCTCCGGAGGATTCACCGCTAACCGAACACCGATAACCACCTGCGCCACCGCCACCCTGGTTGCTTCCGCCGCCGCCACCACCGCCAGCAATAACAAGATATGTAGCGGAGAACGGTCCACCAGTAGCAGGGGACATTTTGTTACGCTTGCCCAGACTGGTAAGGGTAGTTCTCGACATAGAAGTAACAGCCATTAGATGCTACCCCCTACGCCGTAATCTCAGTACCAAACACATTCACAGACATGTCAGCACTCGAACAATACGCCGTCACAACATCCGAAGCATCCAACGTAATACCCAAAGTCAACGTCGTACTATCATTAGCCGCAATTGGAACATCATACGCAATATAATGCTGGTCAGCCTGAGCAGCCCCATTAGGGCGCACCGACAGGCGAAAAGTACCGCTTGAAGCTGCACGGTTAGCAATAATAATCGTCGACACAATCGTCTCCGTAGACGAAGGCACCGTGTACACGTCAGTAGCAGTCGTAGCCAAAGGCGCAGACTGTGCCAAAACTTTATATGCGTTAGCCATTAATTACGCTCCCATAAGTAGAAATGTGGTGTCGAATCCTCCGCCACCGGATACTACGACGTTGCCGGAGGATGCTGCGAGCACCCAGGCTCCTATGGTGCCATTGTATACGTAATTTTCGTAGATGTCACCGTCGCTGGGTGATGCGGGGAAGTCTAGTGCGGCCATAGTTTTATCTTACCTTAGTTTGTTCTCACTCTTACGATAACAATACCGGAACCACCATCGCCACCGATACCGTCACGCGAAGCACCGCCGCCACCGCCTCCGGTGTTAGCAGTTCCAGCAGTACCATCACCGCTATACCCCGTGCCGTTACCGGCTCCACCACCGCCGGAACCCCCAGCGCCACCAGCACTGTAACCGGCTCCACCGCCACCGCCAGCTCTTGTTACAGACGAGCCAGTTATTGAGTTGGCTACACCGTCACCGCCAGCACCACCAACGCTCGCAGTTGCGTTTCCGCCAACGGAACCAGCCCCACCTCCGCCTCCATTGTAGAGACCTGCGGCGAGAGCATCTCCGCCATTGTTGCCGATACCAGAGACGCCTGGACCTCCGGCAAAACCAATTCCCGCGTTTCCCTGAGCGCCACCGCTTCCGGATGCCCCAGCTAATCCGTTCATCCCGGTGTAGTTGTTGCTTGTCGAGATATGGTCGCTATAGCCTGGACCCCCAGCACCACCTGGAGAATAGTAGTCACCCAGCCTCGATGCTAATCCGTTATCACCGAACCCAGGGTGAAGAGTATCGTAACGCCTTCCGATACCGCCAGCGCCAACAATCACATCTAAGTTGCCAGCGGGTAGATAAGCGTTCTCAATATACAGGTGACCGCCAGCGCCACCGCCACCTTTCCCTCCGGCTCCACCGCCACCCACGACAAGCACATCCGCATACCCACCACGAGTAACCGTCAAAGTACCATCGCTAGTAAACGACACATACTTGTAGTCGTACCCATCCGTATAAGTACCAGTAGCAGTATTCGAGAAATTAGCCGGAACCTCTAGGGCACTACCCAACAACTGCCACCTAGAGTTCGTGTTATCCCAGTAATAGTTGTCGTAAATCTGCCCGTCAGTAGGGCTAGTAGGAAAATCAAGCGCCATTATTCAACCACTCTCACTATTACAACACCAGAACCACCAGCACCCGCGGCAGTATTATCTGCCTCTTGTCCACCACCGCCACCGCCAGTGTTAGCGGTCCCATCTTGAGCATTCCCAGTAATCGGATGGTTATTACCGTTGCCACCCCCGCCAAGACCGCCGTCACCACCTATTTGAGTCCCAGCACCGCCAGCACCACCGCCACCAAAATAAACTTCAGAGCCAGAAACTTCACCAACAGATGCGCTCGTAGCCAGTGTTGAATCTATAAAAGCGTTGAGCTGTCTGCCGATTCCACCGTTACCACCATAATTGTTTGATTCAGCATCAGCACCTGCAGCACCGGCACCGCCTCCGCCAGCGCCACCAGAACCGCCTTCACCAGCGCCACCATTGTTGCCCTGACCGGAAAGTCCAGTGCCACCATCTGCTGTTTGGTTAGACCCGCTTCCGCCACCGGAGCCACCATATAACCCGGCAGAACTAGCCCGAGCCCCACCGCCACCCCCAGCGGCACCAAAAGCATCCGTAGCAGAGGCAATCATTGAACTGTTTTCCCCAATAGAACCGTGTGCGTTGCCCTGACCACCGGCACCACCAGCACCAACAGTTATCGTATAAGTGCTATTTGTGACCGGTGCGCTGTACTGGACAAAACAGCCACCGGCTCCACCACCACCACCAGCCTCATTTGAATAGCCAGTGTTTTGGGTTGCGCCTCCGCCACCGCCAGCAACAACCAAAATATCAGCCACACCAGAGTTACTGAAAGTAATCGAACCATCAGCTTTGAAAATGTAGTAGCTGTAAGTAATGTCACTAATCGTTGCCGTACCCGTCGTAGGCGAACCAGTAGTTCCACTTATAGCTGAGTAACCTTGTGCCGGAGTTTCTTTGATGCGCCAAGCACCAGCAGTACTGTCGTACACGAAACCCTCGTAATACTGCCCATTACTGGGGCTGTCAGGAAAATCGAGCGCCACGACTAGACCTCCTCTACAGGCTCAGAAACAACCTCCGGCTCAGGCTCAATTACAATCGTAGACGGGTCCACAGGATACGGGTGTGCATCCTTCACAGCCTGCACAGCATCCAACCAATCCTGCTCAGTCACCTCACCACGCTGATAATCAAAGAAGATAGGGTCAGACTCGGACTGGTATGCAGCTTGGCGTGCCTTCTGCACAGCCTCATAAGCCACCTCGTATTCGACCTGAGCCCACACTGCCTCCAACTCGGCAAGGGTTGGGGCGTCACCGTCAGACAACCAGGTAAGCCCACTGTAAGAGTCACCGTCAAGTGTCCAAAGAGCGTCAGGGTAACGCTTGGTAAGTATCTGTGCAATATCCATTAGCCTGCAATCTCCATCAAAGTAATAGTTGAAACTGGGCGACCACCGAGCCGGTTATCACTATCTGTAACACTACGATTCACATAGTAAGTAGCAGTAGCTGAATTATGATTGTAAAGTCTGACATTGTAAGTCACTGTACTTGTTGTAGAGGGCGAATCTAAATATACCGCTGGGGCTGGAATTGTCGAATTAGAATCATTGACCACAACAGAAGTCTTAGCAGAAAGCTGTGGTCTTGAGCCAGCAGCATCGCCAACACCAATAGCCGTACCATCACGCTCTAACCTGTGCTGAATAATTGCATAGTTACTTGTGCTTTGCGTGCCGTACAACTCCACGCGAACAAGAATCTTCGAACTAGTAGAGCGAGGCGTAATACTTGCAGACAACCCAGTTACAACAGTGCTATCAAAACTAGCAGTTGCAATACTTGAGCTGTAAGTATCGGTCTTTGTTGTGGACACAACCTGCAAAATACCGCCAGACCGCGACACCGCACCAATCCAAGACGAAGAACCCCCACCAGGGTCAGTGTAATAAACATACATAGACCCATCAGTGTCATCCAACCACAGTTGCCCCTCATAACCCGTAGGCGCTGTGGACTGGACAGCAACCGAAGGACCAGCAGCATCCACCCACTGCTGAGACGAACCATCATCGTAGTAAAGGTACATTTCACCGTTATTGGTGTCCCACCACAAATCACCATTAGAAGGCGACGCAGGAGCAGTAGCATCGACAGTTACAGAAGCTCCGCCCCCACCTCCGAGGACCTGACCA